GACGGTCGCCTCCACTGCGTCGCGGTTCTCCATCTTCTTCACTTCGGTAATGGCCTTGCGGGTTTTCTTTTTGAAAATACCAAACATCGTGACTTTTCCTTTTAGTGGGTGAGCCTCCGCCCGGGGGTGACCAGCCCACAGAGAAAGTCACACTGACCATCCCGTAAGCTCACCCCTGAAAGGCTCTGTGGTTTTTGATGTGCGCCGGGCGTGGCGCGGATATGAAAAAGGCCCGCCGTAGCGAGCCATGAAAAAAATGAATAAAAAAAACCGCCTGGTGCGGCGGTTAAGGATGTATTTCCAGGTTTTGCTTAGTACGCGATTAATCTCAACGTTATTCTGAGCGATGCTTACAACATCGGAATGATGCATCACCGACCCTGCCAGGAAATACAAAATCTCCACCGGTAATGCACCATTCCACTATTGTAAAAAAATAGCACTGGTACCGTAATAAATAGCATTCATTACAGAACAGGACGCGGTAAGGAGTCAGGTAAAAACGCCCCACATAAAGTGTCAGTGCCCAAAAACAACCTAGTATCGTCCTCTGCTGGAGCGGGTAGCGGGAATCGAACCCGCATCATCAGCTTGGAAGGCTGAGGTAATAGCCATTATACGATACCCGCATATGGTGCCGACTACCGGAATCGAACTGGTGACCTACTGATTACAAGTCAGTTGCTCTACCTACGGAGCTAAGTCGGCACTGGACCGCCACCGGAGACTCGAACCTCGCACTCTCAACTTAAAGGGTTGACTCTCTTTCCTGATGAGCTAGTGGCGGTTGGTGGCCCTTGCTGGATTTGAACCAGCGACCTGGCGATTATGAGTCGCTCGCTCTCACCACTGAGCTAAAGGGCCGGGCCGAAAATAATAATCAGATGAAATCAAAAATCAAGCCCTTGCATAGATACATATCTGTCTGGCGGGAAGCCATAATAGCGGTGAAATACAGAGATAAAGTAGGACCTACTTGAATAACCGCATTTTTCTGCTACAGCCTGTCCATATCCATGTCGGGAACATAACATATTTACAGCAACCCGCATCCGTTCCTCAAGTAACAAATTACTGAACCTGAGACCTTCATCCTTGAGTTTTTTCTTTAACAAGCTCTCACTCATATGCAACTGTAGAGCAATCGCACCAAGCGTCCAGCTTGATGATATATCTGTTTGAATAATCGCTCTGACTTTGACACTTATACTGGATACACATCCACTTAAAAATAATGACATCCGTTCATCTGATTCAAACAGCGACAGGCAGGCCATCATAAGAAACATATCCGTGGTCTCTCCGGAAAATCTCTGGCTGGTAATTAAAGCTGCAGCCAGCGCAGGATTGTTGGGGTCCAGCAACAAGTAAAGTGGAATGTCAGTCAGAGGACCTCTTGTCAGCTTATGCTGGCTTTCCAGATATTGACTTACTATAGAATGGCTTATATCGACAATTTTTACTTTGCCATAATGCATAAGGAAAAGCTCCCTGATGCATTTGGTGGCCAGAACGACTGAGCCGGGCTTAAGTGACAACGTATCCTTTTCAAGAAAAATATTAATTGGGGAGCAAACCATGATAACTGAACAGACAACATCCATTATAATTTTACTTTAATTAGCAATTGGTTAGCTTAATTATAGCCCCAAAAAGTAAATTCTCATCAACACATAAGCAAATGACTGACAGGTGCCGCTAACACCCACCAGCCGCCCATTACCACGAATTAAAAAGCCTTCACTGCGGAAGACGTCTGTAACAACCGAACTGATAATCTGCCAGACCCGCCATAACAAGCTGAGTCAGTATTAACTGGCAGCGTTCGCGTGAAAGGTAAGTATTCTGCGCAATTTCCCCGACGGTCGCCGGTTCGGTGACGCTTAATTCATTAAACACCACTCTGGCGGTTTCGGTCATATCCTGCTGTTTTAGCATGTCTTTTTCCCTTCTGGTTAACATGACATACCAATAACTCTTGTCTAAAAAGCCAGCAAGATAAAAAGTCAGTATTCACAACCACCAGCGAGTTTACTGTACTGCACTAGGTTTACAGGTACAAAAAAACCGCTCGACGGCAGGTTTAAGCTGTGTGGCGTAGTACCACTCTTAACAGCATATTTGTTTTTTTACGATTGTAAAACGTTTATCACCATAATTTTTATAGAATTTATGTCAGCAAAATGCAAAAATCCTTAATGAGCCTCGTGTCTCATCGCAGTATTACATTCCAGTATGGAATGTAACTTTAGACATTACTACACAGGGATTATCTTATGTCTCTTCGCTTCAGACAAACTTTTACCATTTTCCCCGGAGTACGCCTTAACATCGGTAAACATGGGGTAAGCGCAAGTTTTGGTGTCCCCGGAGCCACAGTTAATGTTAACCAAAAAGGAATTAAAGCAACTCTAGGGTTACCAGGATCTGGTTTATCGTATACATCCCCTCGTTTACCATACAAAGACAAACCATCCACAACCATTCAGCTAAATCCGTCGTCTGTAGAATCTCATATTGATGCACCCGAGTTAATTTCAGACAACACCCCATCAAACGCAAAAATGTACATGCCACAAACAGGCATGAATGAAATCTCCAGTGCCTCAGTAGAGGCCTTGACAAGTACATCTCTTTTACCTTTACGAGACTTGATCGTTAAAGCACGAGAACAAAGAGCGGAAATAGCATCTGACTTACAAGAGGCTCTTGCAGAAGAATCAAGACAAAAGAGTGAATTGGCTCGACGTAAATCAAGCCTGTTTCGATGGTTTTATAAACGTCGCATTGCAGAACTTGAAGCAACGCTACCACAAATACAAGCAGAAGTATCTCGTCTTGTATCCTGGGAAGATAACACTAAAATCGTCATTAATTTCGAAACCAGCGATTCCTCACAGCGGGCTTATGCAGCAATGATTCGTGCTTTCGATATTTTAAAATCAAGTATCAAAAAATGGGATATTACCGCAGATAAAGCTATAGATCAGTTTGCAGAAAGGACGTTAGCTACACGAGCAGTTGATCGTCATCCAGTCGTATTTGATTTCGCTTCAACAGATCTAATTCGTTTTACTGGAAGAGCAATGCGATTTGAAAATGTCAATGGCGACGATATATTGCTTTATCCGGGTATTGCTGTAATTCCTCGCCCCGATGGGGCATTTGCTCTGATTGACTTACGGGAATTACAAATTAATGCGCAGCATCAAGGGTTCCATGAAGAGGATGGTGTTCCGAGTGATGCCAGCATAGCTGGGCATACATGGGCAAAAACAAATAAAGATGGCTCACCAGACCGACGATTTAAAGATAACTATCAAATCCCAATTTGCATTTATGGAAAGTTATATTTCCAGTCCCAAACAGGCATTACAGAAGAATACATGGTATCAAATGCTGATGCTGCTCTAGCTTTCGCGGAGGCATTTAAGCGCTATCAGGATTCACTTAGCATGGAGTAAGCGTTAATATAGAACCCAGCTTCATATTTTATACCTTTTGAATGATTGCTTTAATAGCGAAAACCACTCAACAACCTAATGCTGCCCAGATAATGAGGCAGCTATAATATTCTAGTTTAGGGGCATTATTCGCCCCTCATAAAGAAAAGAATTCTATGAGAATTAAATTAATATTCCATCTCTAGTTTGACATCCAACATCATTAACATACCAGCCACGATCCCCTCTGCTTTTTGCAACAAACGACCAACCCAGCAATCTGAACGTCCATGTTTCCTTGCAAGCGCCATAAAAGTCATTCCCCCAACGTAATAATCCACGAGCAGATCATGCAAGTCACGGTTGTTCTTTTTCAGACGAGCCATGCAACCACAAATGATCATCGCGTCATCGTCACAACATTGCGGACGTGACTTAACCTTTGACGGAATCAGTCCTTTGAATCCCGCAGCAATCGACGACCAGGTAACATCTTCGTGGTTATTTGCCACCCACGCCCCCCAACGCTCAAGAACCATCTGAATATCACGCATCAGCGCAGTACCTCCTGCACTAGTTTTTCAAACTTTCCAACTTTGGTTTCCAGCTCTGCCACACAATCCACCAGCTCATCCACTGCTTTTTGTGCGCGGTGTTTTGCCTGCATCAGTTCTCTGAGCGCGGGTACCATATCCCGACGAATGGCATCTTTTGTTACGCCTGATTTTTCCAGTTGTTCCGCCTGTCGCAGCATTTCCTGCGCCTGTTTGCGTAATTGTTCAGGGGTAAAAGTCATTGTCTGGTTGTTCAAAAGAAACGCTCCATCTTACTACTGTCGGTTCGTTTGTTACTGTATCTGCGCGGTCTGGACGGCTGCATTGATGTGGAAAGAACCTGCGCGCTTTCCTGGTCTACAGGCAGAAAATGTCCGTTATAAAAACGTCGGTAAATCGTCCCCAGAGAACCGTTACGTTGTTTCGTGATATTGATTTCTGCAATGCCTCTGGCCTGCGTATCCGGGTTGTACACTTCATCCCTGTAAAGCATCAGAATGATGTCTGCATCCGCCTCTATTTCTCCGGAGTTTTTCAGGTCTGAGTTCATAGGGCGTTTATTGGGCCTGGACTCCACACCACGGGAAAGCTGGCTCAGCGCAACCACCGGTAATCCGCCGGATTTTGCCAGGCCTTTAAGCCCCTTTGAGATTTCACCCACGGCAAGGTCATGACGCCCCGTGGTTCGGGTTTTTATCAGCCCGAGATAATCAACCACCACCAGTGCCGTTTCCGGATGTTTAATCAAATGGTGTTTCGTTGTTACGCATATCTCGTCAATGGTCAGGTTCGCCTGGTCCACCATCCAGATATTGCGTCCGGTCATCAGCTCCACACCCTTAATGAAACGCGCCCAGTCTTCGTCACCAAAGTGAGAGACAGATTTCAGGCGCGATACAGGCATTCCTCCGGCAGCAGACACCATGCGTTCACCGATCTGAATGTTCGCCATTTCCATTGTGAACAGAAGAACACCGCGCCCCTGTTCAGTCACTTTGTCGATGATATCCAGCGCCAGTTCGGTTTTGCCCATTGACGGACGAGCCGCAATAAATACCAGGTCGCCGGGCTCCATGCCGCCTGTTTTTGCGTCCAGTTCATCAATACCGGTCATCAACGTCCTGGATTTCTCCAGCCCCTGATTCCGGCATTCAACACGGTCAACCACTTCCGGAAGCACATCATCAATATGTACCGGCTGAATTGCGCCTTTTTCCATCGACAATGAGGCCATCATGTTCTGCGCATCCTTCAGGGCATCTTCAGCTGCTTCACAGGTATGCGCATCACGTAATTTCTGCAACGCCTCATTCAGCGTCTTTTCTGCATCACGCAGTGCGGCATTGCGACGCAACGCTGCAACATAGTGCTCCAGTGACGACTTCACCCAGCTTTTACGCCCGGTATCAGTAATCACCGGAGCAAGTTCCGGCATTTCATTACACAGCAGCACAGGATCAATCACACCTGAAACACGAGCCTGTCGGCAGATGCCTGTGTAGATATCCCTATACGCTCGTACAGAAAAAACGTCCGCTGGCAGTGTGGCCAGAATATCCATCACTTCATGATCTGCCCCACGCAGAAAAAACGCGCCAATGACAGCGCCTTCCAGATCATCGTTACGCCATACTGGAGTGGTCATGCAGCCACACCTCCAATATGCGCACGATAGCTGGGCCAGTTAAACGACAACCAGTTGCGTCCCCCGTCTGTGATCCTGTCGGCAATGCGGGGGCTGATGAACGCCCACAACTCTTCCGGTGAAAGGTTGCTGATCAGGATGGTGGGCAGGATGCTTTCGTACCGGGCATTGATAATTTCCTGCAAAATAGCCATTTCAGCCGCGCTGCCAAACTGAACGCCGACTTCGTCGATGATCAGCAAATCCAATGACGCATAATGCTCAATAACTTCATCCGCTGTTTTTTCGCTGTCATTCCGCCAGCAGTTTTTCACAGCACGGGTAAGGCGCATCACATCAGTAATCTCCACACTGGCCAGATGATTACGGATGATGTGTTTTGCCATTGATACCGCCAGATGATTTTTCCCGGTACCGCAACTGCCAGTCATAACAAGACTGGTGCCGTTCTCCAGCATATCTGGCCAGTTCTCCGCATAGCGGCGACAGGCTGCAAGATTTCTGGCTGCGTCAGGATTAACCTCCAGATAGTTATCAAACTCACAGTCCCGAAAACGCAGGGCAATTCCGGCGTTATCAGTCAGCTCTTCCGCCTTGAGGGACGACAGCTCCATGGTCAAATCGTTGGCCTCAGCGATCAAGCAGTCAGGGCAGCATGAAATTTTTTCTCTGTCCTCGCCATTGCGATCGCTCCACACCAGTATATGCGTATGGTATTTACCGTGTTTTTCGCAATACCCGCGACCTTCACGCATCAGGCAGGAACGATAAGGCCATGGCTTTTCGCCCTTCTGAGCAAATGCAATCTCTGCCCGTAACTCATCCATTCGCGCCTGTAGTCTTGTTTGTTGTTCACGCAGGTTAAACGTCATCATCGCTGTCACCTCAGAATGTCAATTTGTCACTGGATTTACCGAATTTGTCAGACATGGCACCAAGGCCAGACAGGACATCGACCTGTCGCTGTCGCCCACCTCCGGGAGCGGCTGGCTGTTGCCAGAAATCTTCGAAATGACGATCGGGGCCAAAGAACGTTGCGGCCTGCTTCACGAACTGTGTGCCGGTATTTCCTGTTGCACGTACCCAGGCGGCATACCGCTTCACGCCATCAAGCATGACTTCAGGTTTTATTCCCTCCCTGAGACGGGCTTTCCAGGCTTTGAAGGCTGCTGACTTGGAATTACCACCAGCACGTTTGGGATATTCCTGCCAGGCCTGTTCAAATTCCGGTGAATATTCCTGTCGGGCAGAACGTGCTGGTGCAGACGCGTCAGCGGATGCGCCAATAGTGTTTTTACTCTCTGTAGTATTCTCTGAAGTAATCTCTGTTGTATTCTCTGTAAGATCGAAATTGGTTTTCCCTTCTCCGCGGTGAGGGGTTTCCCGTGTCCGCGGTGAAGGCTTTCCCTCCTCCGCGAAATTGGGTTTTACAGTTTCCCGAAAACGGGTTTCCCCATTTCGGGAAAACTGATTGTTTTCATTGATAATTTCATTAAGGCGCTCACAATCTATACGGTAGAACATTTTGTGCTCAAGACGCTTGTTGGTTTCAACCAAAATGCCTCTGGACACAAGATGCTTACGCGCTACAGCCTGTTGTTCAAATGTAAGTCCGGTTTCGTGTTGTATCTCTTCACGCGTTTTATGTACGCCTTCCGCTGCATGTGCTTTATCCTGCCAGTAAAAAATCTGACCAAAGAAAATAACAGCGTGCGGACTTCCCATGTATTTAACGAGCCCAGGGTAATAAGCAACCGGATGTCCAAAATCGAGCAGAAGATCAGACGGACGCATAGCCACCTCCCAGGCGTTTAAACATTTTTCCGGACTGAAACGCCACCAGCGGATAACTCAGGGTATGAGTACGCCCCTGAACCTGGCAGACAACCTTCTGGCTTTCTGTATTGACCAGGCAAACCCGCAGAACGTGACCGTTGCTGGTGGCAAACCACTGCCCCACACGGGGGCAACGGTTGTATCGGTGATACAGGAAATTAACGCTGCGGCGAATCATGGATGTACCTCCTGCACATCAGCCATGAGCATTTTGCTGGCTGTTTCCAGCGCCTGGTCGGCGCTAATTTGCATGGCAGCCAGTGAATAAGGAACGAAAGCACCGGCATATTCTGTTTCACTGGTGGCGTGTTTATGCGCCATATCTGCGATAACAGAGATGTCAATCAGTGCATCCATCAGGGTTTTAATTACCGTAACAGAGGTGTCTGAATAATGGTTATTACACATGGCGCGCCTCCCATTGATTACGGCGAAAAGCGGTGTGACTGAGGCTGGTTTCTGCCTTATGGAATGCTTCAATACAGCTCTCGTAGTACCGCATTGTGCGCAGACTTAACCCAAGCTGAAGCATCATCAGGCCGTCAAGGGTGATGTAATAACCACGCAGGGAATCGCCATACACGTGGTAAGTACCCGGTATGAAATTACGGGAGAAGAATTCACGCGAGCAGTTCAGATACTCGATTTTGTCGACGATGTTCTGGTGCATGCGCTTAAAGTGGCAGGCAACATGCAGGGAGAAAATAACAGCTTTGCCGTTGACGACTTCGATTTTCAGGTATGGGGAAGTTGGGACTGTAGCCATGATGGCAGCCTCCGTATGCAATGGATAACTTCCACCACCGGAGCTGCGAAACTCATGGGTGGTGAACTGAACAGGGTTCGCAGTACCGGCGCATACGGAAACCGGCGAGCCTTTCGGCTCCCCTGCCCAGCCCACCATAATTCTGGCGTGCGTGAGCGCGGACGATAAAAAAGACGCAGGCGCGTCATATATCGCCGTATGCAATTCCGGGCTGCGACCCCCGGCACCCGCTTTATAAGGTGCAGGAACAGTGTAACGTCCCGAAATTGCAGAATCAATATGTTGGTTGCGGATCATTTTGTACCTACTCGCCGTCAATCCGCGTTTTCGCGCTGGTTCCAGTCATGAACAGCACGTTCTTTCGAATCAGGAATCTGGTTTGCGTTACAGCAAGTACATGCGACGTAATAACCATCATCGCCATCCAGAAAATATTTCACCTCAATGAGTTGTACTTCCGGATTTCCGCAGAACGGGCAAGGTTTCAGATCGACATCACCAGTTACACATGTCTTGGTTTGCATCATTTGCTCTCCTGTAAAAGATTCGCGAGCTCAGTGTTATGGGTAAATTGCCCATCCCATGTTTTCTTCATAGGTAGTTCGCCGTTCAGATAATGGCGATATAACCAGGCGGCACCTTTTTTCTTCAGGAGTGGTTTGAAAATCTCGCGCATTTCCCCGTTTTCCTGCTCAACCTGCCCAGAACGCTCAGTCAGGTATTGGTCACGTGCATACGCTTTTACACGCCAGCGCGGATACATAGCCTCCGGACGGTCGTCATACAGCCAGTTACGCTCTTCAAGGAACGCATTAATCTGACGAGTGTTTACACCGTTGAGCTGTTTGCAGAACTGCACAGGAGTGATGCCATCGGCGAGATGGCTTTCGAGTTTGCTGATGTAGCGAGCCTGACGCTCTGCATACCCGAGAGCAAGGCGTTCGGATTTTTTGGCTTCAATCCACGCTTCAGCAGCAGCGATCGGATCGTCAAAGTCTGGAATAGTGTTTGAAGAAGGCGTTGCTTTACGAAAATACGCCTGCTCCATTTTTTCGAAGAACAACCAGGCCTCGTCTGTATCGACGATTTTTGACATGCGGGCAGCGCCGCGTTCTGTCCAGAGGACAAGTGATGTTGTATGTTTATTAACCGACTCGCTAAAAGATAGTCGGAAAGATTTCAGCTCATCACCGCTGATTTTGAAAAAGTGTTTACCCTCAACGAAACGATCTTCGTTTCGAATGTAGTTCTGTTGTATACGGATTGGCGTTGTTCCATATCCCGCCGCCAACGTTTCGGTGGTAACTACACGTACTCCCTGCCACTCAATAACTGGCAAGTTTTCAGGGTTGACTAATTTTTGTTTATTGATCATCATGAAATCCCCTTACTAATCAGAATAAGTCGGGCTGACGGAGTGCGGCCCGGCTTTTCTTTTTTCGTTCAGTAACCGTTCATCGCGTGGACATTTCTGATGAATCACTCTGCCCATCTTCCGTGCGCGCTAGGCTTGGATTTGAAATTTTGCGTAACGAATCAGGAATTCCATCTTCAGGGTGAGGATAAAGATCTGGCCTTAAGCCATGTGGCGTGACCTTCCATGCAACTACTTCACATACGCGTAAAACGAAACGAGCAGGAATTGTGTTTTTTGAAAACCACTGATTCACCGCTTGCGGCGTCACACCAAGATTTCGCGCTATGGCATTTTGCGCAATTAATGCACGAAGTTTGTCGTAATCATTTCCTTTCATAACAAAGCACCAATATTAACTTTATAAATCAAAAATACATCAAGTTTAAATTAACATGCAAGTTGCAAAAGGATCGAATACACTAAAATCAAGTAAAGATTTATCCTTGTAAAGAAACCCACAGGATTTGGTCATGAAGAACGTCAAAAACACGGAAAATCGAATAGCCGCGATGCTGAAAGCAAAAGGATGGACTCAGGCTCAACTGGCCCGCAAGTTAGGTGTGAGTGCGCAATCAGTGCAGTACTGGACAACAGGAAAAACATTTCCACGGAGTGATAAGCTCGCGCATTTATCCGAGATTAGCGGTTATCCACAATCCTGGTTCTTAGGTGAAGACTCCTCACCAACCTTTTCCTCGCAAGAGAAACACCAGACAAGAACAGATAGCGTCGTGTTTAATGTCCTTGATGTTGAGTTTAGTTGCGGTGATGGAACTCATGTCCGTGGTGACTTGATAGATGTAGTGCGCTCAATAGAACTTGATCCTGAATATGCCCGACGCCTTGTTGGAAATCGGGCATTCAAAAATATAGAAATAGGTAACGCCAGAGGAGACAGTATGGCTCCCACAATCTCACCTGGCGACCTTCTTTTTCTTGATAAGACAGTAACTTATTTTGATGGCGATGGCATTTATGCATTTTGTTTTGATGGAGAATGCTACGTGAAAAGACTTCAAAAAATTGGAAGCAAAATCATGGTGTTATCTGATAACCCCAATTATCAACCATGGAGCATCGAAAAAGAGGGGTTAGCTCTGCTTTATATCCAGTCTAAAGTGATCTCATCAGTACCATTCAATATAAACAGATTTGGTTAGTCTTTGATTTTAACGGGCTTTGCCCGTTTTTTTCTGCCTAAAACACACGATATCAATTTTTTCTTGACAGCCTATTTCTCAAAGCATAATATCGCACCATCAATTATAACTTGATTAAATTCAATTTAAAATTGTTGGTGGGTATATGAAGACACTAAAAGCAACTCCAGAAACAACTAATTTTATCAACTGCGGCTGTGTTACGCTTGAAGGCTTAGAACTTGATTCCTTTGCATTAAATATTGCAAATTTGCTAAGTGCTGTACGCACATTCCATCTTCTGGATTGTGCTCGCTCAAAGGAACTGGGCATTGAGGTAATGGAATTTATCCATGAATATGCTCTATCTGCGGCTTCTCCTGCACAACAAAAACAATCCTTCCCTAAAGGCTGGCTGGTTAACCTTCGCACCCAACGCGAAGCCTGCGGCTTAACAACCGCCGAACTCGCCAGGCTGCTCGATCTCGATGAAGAAATCATCATTCAGTGGGAGAGCGGAGACTATGAACCAACTATCAGTATGCTTATCCCGCTGGCAAATGTCCTTGGTTGCGACCCGATGTGGCTGTTAACCGGTAAACCAACAGCAGGAGATACTTGCGCATGAAAAAGTTCGAAAACATAACCGTTCTCCATGTTGATGACTTTGATTATACAAACCCGGAACTTCTCCCGGAGGTTGTAAAGGCAATAGATGTTGCCGATATAGTGATTAGAGGAAAGAGAATTGTCAAAAACAGACTCGCATGCACTTCAGGAGCAATGACAGAAACAACCTCACAACAAGATGATTATGAAGGCATTTGTCTGGAGCCGGACTCATTTGCGGTAAATGTTTATCATTTATTGCATGCAACACAGGTATTACATATGTCCAGTAATCACGAAACAAAAACACTTGGCAGCGAAATTCTGAATTTTGCATGTGAATATGCAAAATCTGCTGCCGAAAAAGAATTAGCGCAATAACAATAAATATTCCCTGAATGTTTATTACGGTTTTATCGCCGGGGATTGTTGCAACCTTTATTCGCAGGAGATTATGTTATGACTTTCCTGAAACATAAGGCATCGTATAAAACTGCCTGCCTCATTGCACAACATGGAGATTCTTATCTTCATATAGCCAGCCTGTATTTGCGCAAAGCATATGGGAGATAAGTCAATGGAAGAAAAACAACAAAACATAACACATAAAAAAGTAAGAGTGTTGCTAACCATTGAAAATGGTGAAGTAATTTACTCAAAACATCTGTTGGATAATGAATTCGTTGGTTGCATGGATACATTTCTGTGGATGGCAAAAAGAGCTGGCTACACGATTATTCCACCAGCAAAGGAGCAAACATTATGAATCATTCAGAGTTCCGACCAGAAGTTACGCCACATGGCATAAAAATTGGCAATACAACCATTGATTTTGTTGATGCCGTACAGCGACTTAATGATGGTGAATACGATTATCCAAACTCACACGGTTTAAGAATCATGCAATGTATTGCTGAAGCCGATGATGCAGGGTTGCTGGGACGATTTTCAGTCGATATGAAGGTTGCTCAGTGGCGATGGCTGTATGTGACGACATTTATAAATGAAGAGGAAGACAAGAACGGCACTGTTGATATCCCTAACGATAATGGAACTACAGATCGCGCAGTTATTTACAAGGGGAAACATGGTTGCCTGAGTATCTACCCCGGACCACTTCGCATTGCCCTGCAAAACCATGTCGAATGGGGATTTATTGAAAAATATGGCGAAGCTGAAGGCATGGGGCGAGTTCTGTTTCTCTATCAAAAAATGCTCATCGCAGATCCTGATAATGGTTTCATTGTCTCTGCTATGGGGCGCGAAGGGCTTGAACTCCTTCTGGATGAAATGATTAACGACCTGAATACTCATAGTATGCCAGAAGCGCCAGTGACACATTAAATATTAAGAAGAATATAATTCTTCCGTTTTTTACTAACCGTTTGTATGAAAAGCAACCGTGAATTAAACAGAGTAAAACTGATTTTAATCCTTGCCACAGTACTGACACTAACTGAAATCATTATTCTCTTTATTGTGCTGTCAGTCGGTTAAAAATATCGGGATACCACAGACCAATGAGACTGTATTTCACAATAGTAATTTTACTGGCAATTATCGCATGTATTTACGGATTACTTGTTCCGTTCCTTATATCCATGAAGGATACGATAGCAGTTATTTCTGGCTTTGCACTGGCGTTTCTGACCCCGCCCTGCATTTATGCCATTTACAAGGGTCTTTCTTTCACTAAGGATAAAAGATGAAAAAAATTATTTTTGCTTTAGCCATTGTTCTGCCGACTATTGGCCTTGTCGGTTGCGATCGCGTTGAACCAGGTAATGTTGGCATCAAGGTAAATAAACTGGGCGACGACAAAGGCGTCGGTGAGGTGGTCGGTGTTGGTCGCTACTGGACTGGCTGGAATACTGAAGTTTACATCTTCCCCACCTTCAAGCAAATGAAGACCTACGATGAACCGTTCAGTTTCCAGATGAGTGACGGTACAACCATCGGCTATCACATTGGCGTGGCCTACAAAGTTGATCCATCCAAAGTTACCACGGTGTTTCAGACCTACCGCAAAGGCGTGGATGACATTACCGACACCGACCTGCGTCAGAAGATCGCCGACGCACTTAACCGACTGGCCAGCAAAATGACCACCGACAAATTTATCGACGGCGGCAAGTCTGAGCTGCTGGATGCTGCTCTTAAAGACATTCAGGAAGAAATGACGCCCATCGGTATTCAGGTAATGAGCCTCTCATATGTGGGTAAGCCGGAGTATCCGCCAACCGTTCTCGACAGCATTAATGCCAAAGTCACGGCGAACCAGAAAACACTGCAGCGCGAGCAGGAAGTTAAACAGCGCGAAGCGGAAGCCAACATGTTGCGCGCGGAAGCTGCCGGACAGGCAGATGCGATTCGCACAAAAGCCCAGGCTGAAGCCGATGCTATTCGTTTACGCGGTGAAGCTCTGCGCCAGAACCCCGGTGTTATGGAGCTGGAAGCCATCAATAAATGGAACGGCACACTGCCGCAATACATGACCAGCGGCGCCAGTACACCATTTATCCAGGTTAAATAACTTATATGCCCGGCAGGTCGCCGGGCTAAGGGAAAAGCAGATGAACACCCATAATGCCCAACCGCAAATAATGAACTATGACCCGAATCTGACGTCATGCGGACGCATGACAAAACAAACCGTTCGATTAACTTTCGGGTTATGGGAATACCGCGAAACATTCGAAGTTACTGTCGGCGGCAATCTGACCGGACTGGATGTTATCAGTTGCGCTATTGAAAGCCTGTACGCAACACTGCCTTATGAAGAAGTCGAGGATGAGCGCACAGGGGGAACAGATATCATGGCCACCATTAATATTGGCGAACTGATATGTCAGGATGAAGACCTGTCCGGAGAACTCTGGCTTGCCGGGATGCTTATCTCAGCAGAAATTATCAGTATTGAACCCGCTACAAACATACGACTCTGAAGTTCTCACTATTCAGAGAGCAGGAGAAAAAATGTTCGCTTTGATTAATCAGGGACAACTGTATACCGACAGTGCCGGTTACCCGGTAAAAATTATTCGCTGCATAAATAACACTGTGTTGTACAGAAGAATGGATGGGCGAATACAGTCGGTAATAATAAACGATTTTAATGAACTGTTTGAACGGCTCGATCACCAGGAATACCGACAAATTCTGGCAGATACAGAACAGGAAACTCATCTGAAAAAATTACGGGCCATGAAAAGGAAATAAAGAATGAATAAAGCGTTTGAGCTATGGGTACGCCAGCGTTACGGCAATCGCTATGACCTGACGCGAGATGTTGACGGTTTCTACTGCCGTGAAATTGTGAAACGAATGTTTGAAGTGTGGTGCCACTGCCGTGGGCTGAGTGTTGTGTGAGGTAATGCATGGGCAATGTGATTCAACTGGCTCCCAATGAATGGGTTTGTGAAAGCGTTCTTATCGCAATTACCGGGCTCAAACCAGGCACAATTCTCCGGGCCCGGAAAGAATGCTGGATGGTAGGAAGAGAGTATATTCACGTATCGCCTGACGGTAATCCAAAACCTTCCAGCGAATGTATGTATAACAGAAAAGCAATCGATGCCTGGGTCGCTTCAATGAAAAACAAACAACCTGGGTGATTTAATACCATGAAATATGTAAGCTCATATCGCTCTTGGGCGTCTGGAGGTATCGATGGATAAAGTCAAATATCCAACAGGCGTCGAAAACCACGGTGGCACATTACGCATCTGGTTTAATTTTAAAGGTAAACGTGTCAGGGAAAATCTTGGTGTCCCTGACACTGCCAAGAACAGGAAGATCGCCGGAGAGCTGCGGACATCTGTATGTTTTGCCATTCGTACAGGAAACTTTGATTACGCTGCGCAGTTCCCTGACTCTCCTAACCTCAAGGCTTTTGGGGTAAATAAAAAAGAAATTACGGTGAAAGAACTTGAAAAAAAGTGGCTGGATCTGAAACGCATGGAAATCTCTGCAAATGCATTCAATCGCTATGAGTCCGTTGCAAGAACAATGATTCCGAAAATTGGAGGTAGCAGACTGGTGTCAACGGTGACCAAAGAGGAATTGCTGTATATCAGGAAAGATTTGCTGACCGGATATCAGAATTCAACGAAAGACAAAGCACCAGCAAGAGGACGGAGCGTCGTTACTGTAAATTATTATATGACGACAATCGCTGGAATGTTTCAGTTTGCTGCAGATCACGGTTACTTAGAAGCAAACCCCTTCGAGGGAATTAAGCCTCTTAAAAAAGCCAGGGCAGAGCCAGATCCGCTAACTCGTGACGAATTTATTCGCCTGATAGATGCTTGCCGGCATCAGCAGACAAAAAACCTGTGGTCATTGGCTGTGTACACAGGAATGCGTCATGGTGAGCTGGTCTCCCTGGCCTGGGAAGATATCGATCTGAAAGCAGGAACAATTACTATCAGGCGCAATTATACGAAACTCGGTGAGTTCACTCTACCTAAAACTGAAGCAAGTACAAACAGGGTTGTGCATCTTATCCAGCCCGCTATCAGTGTCCTGAAAAATCAGGCTGAAATGACAAGACTGGGTAAGCAGCACCACATCAAGGTTCAACTACGTGAATATGGACGTTCAGTGAATCATGAATGTACTTTCGTATTCAACCCCCAGGTGGTTAGAAAAAGCAAACAGGTAGGTTTTATCTACAAGGTAGATTCCATTGGCGACTCATGGGAAACAGCCATTAAGCGTGCAGGCATCAGGCATCGAAAGGCATACCAGTCACGACACACTTATGCGTGCTGGTCATTATCTGCCGGAGCAAATCCAAGCTTCATTGCCAGCCAGATGGGCCATGCAAGTGCCCAGATGGTTTTCAATGTATACGGAGCATGGATGACTGACAGCAATGCAGAACAGATCGCAATGCTGAATCAGAAGCTGGCAGATTATGTCCCAATGATGTCCCATAGTCACCAAAGTGACACAAGAGGCCTATTAAAATCAGTGGGTTAG